AATGATTGCTATGATAGGGAGAAAAGACCCTAAAAACACATTAGCTAAAGTAAAGCTCACTATTAAAAATGGTGATACCCCTGAAGGTATAGCTCGAATTAATGATAAAATTGTAAAAACTATCCCTACTTAATATAATTAAAGTATGGCAAGTGGTTACTTAAGATTAATGCTCGATTCGGCCCGTCGTTGTGCCGCAGCTACCCAAGACGCAGCTGAAGATGCAAGGAAAGCCTCTGAAGAGGCCCGTCACGAAGCTCAGGAAATTGACCAAATGGCCCAAGACGCTGCTTCAAAAGCTGTGGAAGCTAGTGAGAGAGTCAAGGTTTTAGAGGCTAAGGTTCTCAAGCATGATAACATGGGAGAAGTTGAATCGGTTTAAATCATTCGCTTCTTTATGGACTCTATTATGTCAATTTGGTTTTCTAACCTAATATAATTAGTAATTATAGTAGCCCTTTGGTTCCGCACTTGAGTATCAATACTTAAGCCCCTTTCTTGAAGAGGACAAATTATATCAGAAATAAAATCAAACATGCCCCGCTGGTTTAAAAACTTCCAATATAAATCTTCTGTTCCACGCTCGCACTCTAAAAGAACGTCCATATCGCAGTCCATATGGGCGCAAGATAAAACATACCTAAATGGCAAAGATTCTGTTGGCGGCTCAGATAAAGGGGCGCAAACTATTAAGTTCATATAAAATATTACACTTATGACTCCAACCAATTTAGTAAATGATATCCCTATTACTCAGGATGGCTTTGGCCATATCAGCTGCATTGTAGAGATACCTAAAGGAACTAATACTAAATACGAATATAACGAAAAATATAATATATTTGAACTCGATCGGTGTCTTGTTTCCTCGCTCCAATACCCTATTAATTACGGATTCATAACACAAACTTTCGCACTTGATAATGACCCTTTAGATGTATTAATTTTTAATCACGACCCTATCGACAGAGGGAGCTTGGTGAAATGTCGCGCTCTAGGAGTTTTAGACTTTGTAGATAATGAGGAAATAGACTACAAGGTTATAGCCGTTCCTCACTGGACCCCAAAATCCCGTTACCCTAGACTGAGCTCTATCGAAGCGGAGCATCTTAAAATATTTAAACAATTTTTTCGTATATACAAAATAGATAAATCAAGCACTGTTAAAGTCGGTGAATGGAAAAACGGAAAAAAAGCCTCCACGGTAGTTTTGGATGCTCACGATAGATGGAATCAACAACAAAAAAATAGCAATGTTTGACAATATAACTGTACCTAAATCTTACTTAAGAAGCCTGTTAACCAAAAAGCAGGAGAAACTAGTCGATAGAACTGACTTCCAAACGAAGAGCCTAGAAAACTCTCTCTTCAATTATAAAATATATAAACAAAAACTTTTTTTAAATCACCCTGAGAAAGTAAACCCAAAAGAACGATGGGTAAAAGTTTGTTATTCAGGGAAAATAACCTTTTACAATCTACTTAAGGAAGAAAGCGATAAATCTTATTGGGTAGTTTTCAGTTTTACTTTTAATAAAGGGTTAGTAGATAAAAAAGAGCTTATAACTTTTGAAGCTCATCAGCCTCACAAAGAACAAAACCCTCAAGAAATAGCCTTTAGAAGAACTTTTAAATATAAATTTTTCCGTAGGTTTCTTTCGTTTCTGACACGACTCCATTATTGGGCCTCAGCGAAAACGCTAACACCTGCGTCGACCCCATCAACCGTCTCAAAAAAAGAAAAATTAAGCCTCTGGAAACATTCGTAAACATGAATGAAAGAGAGCTTTACAATATTAGAACTTCTTCTGGTTACAACTATTATCATGCTGATTGCATCTTTCTCTCTTCAAACATATATGAATGCAAAGAGGTCAGGACGAATTGCAGCGTGTAAGACATATAGAAAACAAGTAGAAACTTTCCACTATATGCCCGAATACGATTTTAGCACTTACTCAGCTAAAAGCCCTGAAGACATAAAGCTGTTGGTAGAAACCTATAATCAGTGCTATAATTGCCACACAACAGCTGGAATCCCTTACTACTACGCCGAATAAAATGAAAAAACTCATCTTTTTACTTTCTCTAACGATGGCCTCTGCTGCTGATAATCAGTATACAGGCATTACCACCCGTAACGCCTTCTCTCTAGGTAAAGATTTTTTACCTCCTGCTCCGCTCGTAGTAAAGACTAATGCTCCTCCTATTAAATTAAATCTCACGGGAATTATGAAGTATAAGAATCTCACTAACGTCTTCCTTTATTCTAAAGATATTCCTAAAAGGTTCCTTACCCTTAGTAATAAAAAAAGGAGTGATAGCGGCATAGAGCTTTTAAGTGTTAAGAAAAACCTCGTAAAAATAAATAATAACGGCGTCGTCGAAACTCTCTCTTTTGAGATTAATAAAATACCTAATATAATTGGCCCAGCCCCCATTTTTAATCGCCCCACTGTGATAAAAAAGGATAAAAAAGATGATAAAAATAAAAATAAAGAAGAAGAGCGCCGAGAGAATATCGCTAAAGCGATAGAAAAATATAGAAAAGAGAGAGACAAAAGCAAATAAATATAAAGCATAATGGAATTTATTGATTTAAAATCTCAATACAAAAAATACAAAAACGCCATTGATAAACGTATTCATTCAGTATTAGATCACGGAAAATATGTAATGGGGCCTGAAATAGAAGATCTGGAAGAAAAACTAGCCAACTTCACTAAAGTTAAGCATTGCGTTACAGTAGGCAGCGGCACTGTTAGTTTAGAAATCGCTTTAAGAGCCTTAGATATAGGGCCGGGAGATGAGGTTATAACGGTTCCTTTTACTTGGATTAGTACTGCTGAAGTAGTCATGGCGGTAGGAGCTACCCCAATCTTCATCGATATTGAGCCTGAAAGCTACAATATGAATCCTGATCTTTTAGAGGCAGCAATTAATAAGAACACTAAAGCTATTATCCCTGTCAGCCTATTTGGTCAGATGCCCGATTTAGAGAAAATTTGTTCTATCGCAGATAAGTATGACATACCCGTTATTGAGGATGCCGCTCAGAGCTTTGGAGCAACTCGCCATGGCAAGAAAAGTTGCGGTGCTACCTTGATTGGCAGTACGAGTTTTTTTCCGGCCAAGGTATTTGGATGTTACGGAGATGGGGGAGCCATCTTCACTGACGATGAAGAACTAAGCTTAAAATTTAAATCTATAAGAAATCATGGAGGCATTGTCCGAGGATACCATGACCGAGTAGGAATGAATGGACGCTTTGATACTATCCAAGCCGCAGTCCTATTAGAGAAGCTCATTCACTTCCCTCAAGAAGTCAAAGACCGCGCAAATATTGGGGAAAGATACTCTACGCTCCTCGCAGATACTTGCGCCACTCCAATTGTATCCCAAGGAAACACTCACGTTTATGGACAGTATACAATTAGAATAAGAAACAGAGATGAAGTAAGGGGTACACTTCAGAAGAAGGGTATACCTACGGCAATATATTACCCCAAATGCTTACACCAACAACCAGTTTTTTCTTCTCTCCCTTGGTGGAAGACGAATGATCTAGGGGATTTCCCAGTCGCAGAACTGGCCTCTAGTGAAGTCTTGAGTCTCCCTATGCATCCTTTCCTTAAAGAAGAAGAACAAAATAAAATAGTGGAGGCTATTAAAAATGAAGCATGATTTATTTATCACTGATTTGTGGGAGTTCGATTTCCCCTATCATAATCAATTTAAGCCTCAAATTTTAAATTTTATCAAGTCATCTAATGAGGCTGAGACCCATTTAGAAAATGGCTCGAATGCTCCTTCTCTCGACTCATATGGGGGTTACGAGCTAGACATAGAAAGCGATAAAAGTATTGTCTCTTTTTTTGATATACAAATAAGAAAGCTATTAAAAAAAATCCAAGACGCTCACGAATGGGAACCCGGGGAATGGATAAATATAGATCCTTGGCTCAATATAAATAAAAAAGGAAGCTTTAACCCCCCTCATATTCATCCGGGTAATGATTACTCTGGAGTTTATTATGTTTCTTTTCCCCCTAACTCAGGTAAAATACATTTTTTAGATCCTCGCCCCCAGCATAGACTCAGTTCACCTAATCCAGCCCATAAAGAAGGGACTAACTGGTACGCTACCAAAAATCCATATGATAGTAGTATTTTTACCTACGACGTAACAGAGGGTAAAATAATAATTTTCCCTTCTTGGTTAATGCATTACGTAGACCCTAATCCCGCTGACGATCTAAGAATATCTATAGCTTTTAACGTTAAATTTTTTCAAGAAGAGAGTAATGATAGTACCAAAAAGTAAATTAATCGCATTCGTTAACTTGGTAAACGAATGTTGCGCGGTAATGAAAGAAGATTACGTTGGGGATTGGTTAAATAAACCTAATCCCGATTTAAACATGGATACCCCTCTTGATGTCTTTAATCATGAAGGATCAGAAGGAGCGAATAGAATTTATAGGCTTCTTTATTTTATAGACATAGGGGAAGCCGACCTTTAATTATTCAGGAACGCTACTCACTATAGCACTTGTCCCGTCAGGGAAACGAGTCCTAGTTACTAAATAAACAACGCCTGCTACTGTCTCTTTTTGAGTAAAGTTGCCTACCCGTGTTGAACTCGTAGGTGTATCATTTTCTTCAACTATATTAAACTCAACCACAGAAGCGTCCAGTATGACTTCAAATTCACCGATGTTTTGATTGGTCCCACCAGACAATAGAATGTTCGTCATCCCTCGAGCCTCTATACCTTCTGTAGGTACAAGAGCGGTTATCTTGTTGCTTGAATTTATGGTGAATTCAGCTTCTAGGTTTTCCCCGCTAGGTATTTGAAAATATACCCCCGAGACAACCCTAAAACCTTCTCCAGAAATTTCAACATTTGAACCCGTCACGCCCCTAGCAGGCCCGTAACCAGTTGCATTTACTCGAGTTCCTGTAATTATATATTCATTAGGAAACACATTGATCTGTTTCGCTAAATAGTCTTCAGACTCGCTATCGTAAAAAGCAGAAGAGCTGGTCTGTGGGTCCCAAGAATTGACGAGGAATAATTGACCGGTTCCTATAAAACTATTGTCTGGCCTAAAGGTGAACTCAGAATAGATCGTATTAGGATCGCTTCCTATTCCCGAACCAGTCGCAAAACTATCAGTAGAATAAAGATGAACACCATTCCGTGAGTCCCCATTTCCTGTCCCGCTTATCCCTACGGCTAAATTACCGGAAATAAAGCTAGTCTGAGCATTTATTCCCGATATAGTTACTGTGCTGCCTGTTTCTATTTTATTATTAGAATCAAATCCAGTTACCCCACTAACAACAGTTAATGGAGAAAAACCATCAAGAATACCAGCGCTCCCATTTCCCCTGCCACTTATCCTCAAGTCACCCGGCCGAACGCCCGAAGGCACTTTGGCTGATACCAATTCCATCTGACCAACACTAGAACCCACTGAATCTAAGCCTGTAAAAAATCCTCCAGTTATACTTGAGAAATCCACAATAAGCCCTGAAACGTTATCCCCGCTTATATTCAAGACCTCCCCCGGAAGCAAATAATTATTTGCACCTGAAACGTTTGTAACGTTTATAGGATAAGGGCTTTCTGTTTCTCTTGATTTAAAGTCTTTTAAGATAAATTGACCGCTCCCTGTGTTTATCCCCTTAGGTACGTTAAATTTTAAATTTGAAGCTTCTTGAGAGACAAAATTGTTAATTGAGAAAGTAGTATTAGACCCAGAAAAAGTCACTCCCGTAACAAGACTCATAAAATCTCCCGTCACAGTTAACACATCCGACTCTTTAAATACCTGCGTCGAATCAAAAGTATCTGGCGCATCCCCCTGACCTAAAAAGTATCCACTAATAGTTGGCTTTGATGGAGAAATATTTATGATTCCTGTGCTGGAAACAAATCCGCCGCTTGTATTTACAGTGATTATATCACTTGCAGTTCTTTTAGGTATATTAAAACTGATTCCAGTGTGAGAGACTTGAGTGAAGGAAGGGACCACCTTTTCTCCTATCTTTAAACCACTAGGTCTAATGCCTGAAAAATACCCCGATACCACAACAGGATCTCCATATTCCCCACTTACTATAGATACTCCACTTAAAGTCGGCCCAAAAAAAGTAGTTATTGCTTCTAGTGAGCTGCTTCCTCTTTCGTTAGTCACCCTTAACCTATAATTGTTTCCTGTTTGAAAATTATTAGGATAATTAAATATTATTTCGTCATGGCCTGCAGAATAACCGCTAACTTCTACATTGCCTCTAAAGTTCGCAGGTGCTACATTGGTATTATAAAGCCTTATTATAGAGCCCGAATACATTCTCGCTCCATATATAGTTCCTGTTGAACCCGGCTCGACATCAGTATCTGGAATAACTTTAGATATAGAAGGAGTCCCATATACAAAAAATCCATTAGTTATACTTCCTGTGCCGTAATACCCTGAAACATCTATGTCTAAAAATCCCCCTGCTACATTAAAATTAGAAGTGTCCGGAACTATCGTTGTAATACTTTTACCGGGTTTATTTACAATGATGTTTTGAGTCTGGAACTCAGTGCCAACTCCAACGTTACCCCCCCTAAAATTAACCCCTGTTATCCCATATAAATTGTCCCCTTCTAATGTAACAGATTGCTGCCCTACCCCTGAAATTGGAGCTACTCCGGTTATTTCAGGAGAAGGGATACCGGGCCTAAAACTAACAGAAGAAGAGTAAGCCTCAGGATAGCCATTAGAAAATAAACCCACAAGGCTTGTTAATATCGTGGGGCCAGTAGCTATATTTCCGCCAGATAAAGTTATGTCTAATCCCGTAGGTATATGCCCTTGCAGCCTATTATATCCTCCCGCGTCAGTTATTAATTTAAAATTACCGGTTTCGGCACCTACCGAAACTAAACATCCAGTTCCATCTCCCTCTCCTGTATAAAAGATCCCTGAGCTAAAATTAGTGCCACTTATAGTAGCTACTTCTCCTAAGTTTATTCCCGGCGTAATACCGACTATTTCAGCATACGGTTTAAAAAGAAGATTACTTTCCGCATCTACGCTAACCCCACTTTGAAGAAGAAGCTTAGGAACCCCCCTAACGTTTCCTGTAGGGACCGTAGCCTTTACTCCCGTTGATCCCAATGAAGTAAAAGAAGTAAAAATAATATCATTTACCTCTATCCCTGTGACCCCCGACATTCCCATCCCTTCAATTATCAATTCTTCTCCAGCTATAATTTGCCCCGAGTTTAAACCAGTGACTGTAGGTATAGGTAAAAATTTATTATAAGTCTTCCCACTGGCAAAAGATTGATTCCCATTAAGCCCGGTTCTTAAAGATGAAAAAACTGTAATCTCATCATAGGTAGCTCCAGAAGGCACTATAGTTTCAATTACATTTTCTGAAATTACATTAAACGTTCCCGACCGACCTTCTCCGCTGCCGAAATTTACATCTGTTATTTGGTAAAAATTTTCTCCACTTAGTTGCAGAATGTCTCCCGCTTTTCCACTGACGAAACCTGAAGTCATCCCACTTGCCACTACTTGACTTAGCGAATCCAAGACTATATCAATTTTTCCTAATCCTAAAACCCCATCATTCGTTTCTACTGTAAGCTCTTCAGTTATCGCGCCCGGCGGAATCAACCCTGAGACTCCCGTTGTTCCCAGATATACTAACGCCTCCAGTAATTCTTCCCCTACCGCCACATTTCTAGTGAAGTTCATATTAGAACCACTTAGAATAAATCCTCTTTTAGGGTTAAATACTGGCATTTTAGATATTCCCCTCCGAACCCGTAGTCCCGATTCCTACGCAGCCAGCTGCTCCATAACTGTCAATAATATTATTAACAAAAACGCTAGTGCCTTGAGTTGCGCCTTGAGTTACATTCACGCTCTGCTTAATATAATCTCCAATCGCAGAAGCTAAGTTTCTTTGCCTTAATAAACCAGAGCACGTAAAATTCTCCACTACTACTTCTGCATCATTTTTTAAATCTACTGATATTCTCGCAGTATTTCCATCAATAGGCAGATACCCTATAGGGTTATCGGTCTCAAAATTCATATTAACTGTTTTAGGCCCAAAAGAAACAGCGCTTGGCTTTGTCTCATTCATGAGATAAACAGGCTTAACTTCCGCTACATAATTATATGTTCCTGCTACAAATTCTTCTGGCTGAGCTGCTACACCAGAGGTTGTAGAATCTTCTATTGGTATGTAATGAGTTACATTAACGTTTCTTGAGTTTAAAACTTGAGTCCCGGCAATAGCTGCTTCATTAGTAGGCGAAAACACTCCACTTAATTGATCAAAAAAAGTAACAGTAGCATTTGCTATAGCAGGGGAGTTTGGATTAAAATTTACTGAATAAGATGTTAGGTACCCACTATCAAAAGTTAAGCCTCCGAAATTCCCTGAGAGCACTTGACTTTCTTTTATGGGTATCTCTCCTTGGCCAGTAATAAAGGATTTGAAGTAATCTCTACCTGTCAGGTAATAGTTGAATGAGAGCTGGCCGCCTATTCCATTAGATGCTGAATAATCATTAGTGTTTCTTTGCCTTATGGTATAATTAGGCTGTATGCTTGTGCCGAGAGACAGATTAGCATCGGAAGCTAGAATTTCGTTTCCATTAACTTGTAGTTTTGCGTTAGAGGCAGTATAAAACACATTAATAAGCGGCGGTTAAAGTCTTTTGACTTCTTATTATATCATCTAAACCCACAGACACAGAACTACTTATTTGTTTAGCGTTTACTACTTTTACCTTCATTCCGCTAAATGTTCCAGTGCTCCCACTACTAGCTAGCCCGGGATCGAGACCTTTTACATCTATCACGTAACTTCTCTCTATACCGGTATAAGTTAGCCCTGAATCGAAAATATCTTCTGTCACATTTATACTTTCAGAAGCTGTAGTATAATAAGTGCAAGTAGGAAACTCTTGGCCTATTTTATAAAGAGGGTTATGGTTAAAACTTATAGAATAATCTGCACTATAAATAGTCCCCGTCTGTCTTTCTTGAGAACTAGGAGTTACTGAATCATCATAAATTACAGTATTCATTATTGGAGGCATTTGAGTATATCTACCATGCCCTATACCAGTAACTATAGAAGCCCGCGCTCCCTCAGTTCCTACATTACCAGCTTGAGTCGTTGCATTCGCAGCAAGTCTTCCACTTACTGGTAAAAAAGTCCCACTTCCAAACAAAGTGAAAGAGGCGCTAGATGAAGAAACAGAATTGGATGTAACATTAAAACTATAAGAATTAAGAAAACCTATGCCGCTTACTCCCGCGCAAGTTATTCTAACTCCGCTGGCGTACGAATCTGTAGAATTTTTAATACCACTAGCAAGCCCGTTAATAATGTTTCCTTGTTGCGCAAAATAAGAACCCGTAATGGTAGTAAGAAAGTTAAATGAAATATCCCCAATACGAGGCCCACTTGGAAGCTGTCCCAACGGACCCTTCCGACCCACACTATAAAGAGGAGAAATAGAGTTAGAGAAATTAATAGAGCAATCTGAAGCCATTAATACCTCTCCCTCATTCGAGGCGAGGTCCCGTACCTGAACCGCTGCTTTATCGTAAAATATTTGTGCCATGACCTTTTCCTTTTTTTTATTACACTATTTTTCCCTCAAAATGAAAGATCTTAGGTTGAAATTCATCTTTACATTAGAGTCTACGCCCCCATTGAACGATTCTGACGTTAATAACATATTGTCAAAGTCATACCTTAATAATATATCGTGAGAATCATTTTTTTTCAAAGTTATCACTGTATTTTTGAAAACTGTTTCATCAGGACTTAACCTCATACTCTTTATCTCATAATCATCTACCTCTAATTCAAAATTAACATTCACTTCTATTGGGGTTCCAGCTATGACTCCAGTAGGCTGATCAATACCTAACGCATAAAGAGGCACTCGGGGCGTAGCTATATTTACATCAAAAGAGCTTACTCTATTAGTGCTAAAAGTATCTAAGTTTATCTCCATAGACCCATAACTAGTAATATTTAAGCTAGGAGACGTGGATGAAGTCTGCTCCCATGAGTCAAATTTAGCCCCTGTTCCAAAGTTTCCATAAATCACTGAATTAGTTGAAGTCTCAGGAATTTGCCCAATGCCACACTTAACTGAATAGGTTTCTAAATACCCTTCTGTGAAGTAAAACTGCTTAGCTCCATAGTCCACAACCCCACTAAAAGGGAAAGTCCCCGTAAAATTTTGCATCAAATCCCTAGAATATCCTGCATTCGGAGGTAAAAGCTGAGTTAATATTGTACCCACCTCTAAATTAGCCTGTTGAGGACCTTGTGGGTAGTAATCTATAGCTCCTCCTATACCTAAAGCTGTCGTAGGTTGAGCTGCTGAGCTATAAGAAGCGCTTAAAGATTGAATTCCTTGTATTCCGCTGCCGTTAATCGTGAGCTTCTCCGCTTCCCGTGTTATTCTTCCTAACATTACCTTATCTTTATTTTACACTCTTTTTTGTGTGTAATATAATAAATAAAGGATTAAGGAAAAATGGCAGATAGTATATATAACGTACCAGAGCACAATAGCAGCAATACATATGCTAAAAATGCTATAGTTTTTACGCAAGATCCCATTCAAGCAGGTACTGGAGCCCCTAAAAACATTAAATATTATTACGCGAGGCAAGCTGTCCCAGCTTCTACAACCATCACTACAACTAGTTATTGGGGAGGGTACACCACCGCAAGCGTTACTCCGGGGCCACGGAATAAAACTCTTCCTCAGTTTATTTGGACCCCTTCTTACAATTTGTCCGTTAATCAGCAACCTAAAGTAAACTCTATTGTATTAGGCAATGGATACGAACAAAGGATTCCAGATGGAATTTATAACAATTTAATTAGACTAGACCTGTCTTTTGACATGAGGACTGAGCTTGAAGCTCGAGCAATAGCTCATTTTCTTCGCGCAAGAAAAGGTTCGGGCAGTTTTGCTGTCCAATATCTTCCAGAAATTTATCTAGACACTGCAAATTACGTTAAAAGGTTTTATTGCCCAACGTTTAATACCAGTTTTGCATTTCATGACAATTATACAATTAAAGCTACTTTCGTAGAGACTAATAACTAAAATGCCCGATTTTGACAATCCTACCCCTGCTCAATTACAAAGCTCTATAAAATCTTTAAATTTTGAGCTATCTAACCTTGAACCCTCATCTATGGTCACCTTGTTTGAGATTGATGTATCAGACTTAATGAGAGACAAAGATATAAATATTCAAAGCGATGCCAAACATTTAGGTTTAGATGAAAATACTGTCAGCGACGGAATCTTAAGGTTTCATAACAATATTAAAGTATTTAATTCTTATGTCGTATGGCAAGGTAAAACCTATGTTCCCGCCCCGATCCAAGCAGAGGGTTTTGAATCAAGCAGTAGAGGGACTTTGCCTCAACCTACTCTTTCTATTAGTAGCCAGTCTGAAACAGGGAACGATCAATTAGCTCTTTTAAAATATGAAATTAGAAAAATAGGAGACCTTATTGGAGCTAAGGTAACTAGAAAAAGAACCTTCGCCAAATACTTAGACTCGGTAAATTTTGGACGTAATGCTGAAGCAAAAATTGGTCGCAACAGCAATATGCTGCCAGATGGGTATGAGCCTGATCCTTTTGCTTATCTCCCTAGTGATGTTTATTTTATCGAAAGGAAACAATCAGAAAATAAAACAATGCTTAGTTATCAACTTTCCTCTGTTCTTGATTTAGAAGGAACGAAGTTACCTAAACGTGTTATATTGGCTGATAAATGCGTTTGGCAATACCGAGGAATAGGATGTTGGTATCAGGCACCGTATGAGGACGAATTTAAAGATGACCCCTCAAACAACGAGCTGAACTACCCGACTAATGTCCCCCCTCTCTTACAAAAGGCACAAGTAAAAACTTTAAAAGCTGAAGGTTTAGGACCGGACTTGATCCCGGCCAAAAAAACTTTTGTTGCCGCTGGTACAGCATGCGGGATGCTGAAGAGAGCTGCGCCTATCGCTACGGATTCCGATGAAGAGATCGATAAGGTTATTGGAACGGCCTTAAAGGCAGATAAAGGAGAATTTGGGAAGGTGAATGGTGAACCTGCCTTCCCTAGCGACGGCTATAATAAAGGAGACTTTGTTTATATTATAAAAGATGATATTAAATATTATTTTGTGTGTCGGCTAGCCAACGGCCAAACCGGCCCTGATTCTGCTATCTCTCCCCCTAACTCTACTTACTGGGTTGCGGATGAATGCTCTAAATCTTTAACGGGATGTAGAATGAGATGGGGATCTGGATTACCAAAAAGTAAAGGGGCACAAACATTTATTGAAGGAGAAGATCAGCCCCTACGAAAAGGCAAGCTACCTTATGGAGGATTCCCCGCCGCTAAAAAAATGTCTAGGTTAAGTTAATGATTGAAGAAAATATAAAACAAAAAATAAAACACCACGCTCTAGCAGAAAATCCTAGAGAATGTTGCGGAGTTGTAGTCTCTCAACAACCTCAATCTCTTGTATTTGAATGTAGAAATGTTTCGGACACTCCTAAAAAAACTTTCTCTTTAAGCCCGGTTGATTATTTACACGCCTCACGCAAGGGTAAAATAAAAGCTATTTATCATTCTCACCCCAATGAAAATAAAACATTTTCTAATTATGATATTTTAAACAGCCAATCCCATCAACTCGATTATGTTCTTTATAACATACCTTCTGATTCTTTTTCTTTCTTTGATTATAAAAAGAATAAAACTTTTATTTATAACAAACCTTTTAAAACGCAGACCGCAGATTGCTATTCTTTAGTGAAAGAATATTACCAAAAATTAGATATAAATTTGTTAGACGAGCAAAATAGCAGGACTAACCCGGATTGGCATACCCAAAATCCGAATTTAATAGAGAAAATTTTTAAGTTAAATACAAGTAAAAACAAACATCTTTTCCATCAAGTGAATACAAACGAACTAAAAAAACATGACATTTTATCTTTTGAATTAGTGGAAGGGAAAGGCCCTATCCATGTGGGGGTTTACTTAGGAGATAACACCTTCACGCATCATCCAAGAGGAAAATATCCGTGTATTGAGCCTTTAAATAGAACTTACAAAAAAAGAATTCATTCTATATTTCGATATGAAAAATTTAACTAAAATTACAATTCATGGAGTTTTGGCTGAGCAGTTAGGACGCTCAGAATGGAATTTGTCTGTAGATAGCGTTGGAGATGCCGTAAGAGGAATCGAGTGTAACACAAAAAATTTTTTCCGGCAGTTATTGGAAAACGACAAACAAAATATTAAATACAGAGTTTTAATAAATGACCAAGATTTTGCAATTGAAGAAGGTAAAGATATAAATAGTGAGGAAGGGCTAATGTCTTCAGAACTGGTTATGAAAAAACAAGGTATTAAAACTATAGATATAGTACCGGTTATTGAAGGCGCAGGAGACTGGATTACTATTATAGCAGGAGTTTTTTTAGTGGCTAGCGGGTTAGGAGCATTCGGGGCCGGAGGTTTGCTAGGCGCTTTAGGTGGAGGCGCTATGGCTCAAAGCGCCTTGATACTTGGAGGTATAGGATTAATTGCAGCCGGGGTGACAAACCTTTTAACAGAAATGCCTAAGTTTGGAGACTTTAGAGAAATTGAAGGAGGGGGAGCTAAGTCTTATCTTTTTAATGGTCCTGAAAACACAGTTAGAGAAGGCGGCCCTGTGTTTGTAGGGTATGGAAGGCTTTTAGTCGGAAGTCACGTTATCCAAAGCTCTGCTGATGTTGTAGATATTGACGCCGAAATTAAAAAACCAAGCTCTAAATGGGGAGAAACTAAGTACGGGTTAAAATATAATATACCTAATCAAATAGACACATCTAGCTGGAATGGCTAAGGATTAAATAAAATGGGTAAGAAAAAACATAATAAATAAAGGATTAAGGAAAAATGGGAGAAAAAAAAGGAAGACCGCAAATAGTAGATATAGCAGCGGTAAGAAAATATGTTGGCTCAGAAGATGTAGCTAACAAAGGCCCTCAGTATGTTGTATCTCGTTCTTATTCAGAGGTAGTAGACCTTATTTCAGAAGGAACTATAGAGGGGCTAGCCAGCGGTAAATATACTTATAAATATGATCCATCTAATGCAACAGGATGGAAACAGGTTAATTTTGATGTATATACGGCCACAGGAACCAACGCATCAGACACGGTCATGAGTGAGGAATTAGGGTTTTTAAGGTCCGTCTATTGGAACGAAGTTCCTTTAGTTGATAAAGATGGATATTATAATTTTCCTTCTATTAACATTAATTATGTTAAAGGAAATCCTCTAGGGGACGTCCCTAAACTTGGAGCCGATTTACCCGGATACGGAGATCTTGATTCCAATGAACAACTCGACCTTTCAATAACTAGAGCGGTGGGAGAGAGACTTTACGGACCAGAAGTAAAAGGAGGAGACGCTAGCCCAACCTCTACAAAACACGCCGTATTAAAAGGCGATATAGATAAATATGCTAAAACGTACACTATCCTGAACAAGGAGTGCTCCTCTATTCAAGTTAATATAAAAGTTGCAGCCCTTCTTGAAAATATTATGGCGGGGCCGAAGACCTATAAAAAATCAAAATACCTCCGGGCTTGCGCAAAAGCCTCCACTGGATACGGAGATACAAAAGCAAGAACTGTGGAGTACAGTATTTATTATCAACCTATGTTTGACACTAAGTTCTCTAATGAAACTCAGACTAACCTTAACAAAAGCACACTTTCTTCTTATAAATGGACTCTCGCTAAAAAAGAAACAATAACTGGTAAAATAGACGAACCTTATATTCGAACCACGCCTATTGATGTGTCACAAGCAGGGTTTATGGATAAAGAGGGATTTGAGGGTTGGAGGATAAGAATAGTTAGGACAACTCCGGAATCCTTGACTTCATTTTTAAGAAATCAGACTTTTGTAGACTCTCTTGTAGAGGTATACGGAACTAAACTGATCTATCCTTATTCTTCTATGGTTTATAGCCTCTTTGATGCTCGGAATTTTCAAAGAATGCCTCATCGAGCCTATGACACTAAACTCATGAAAGTTAAAGTGCCTAATAACTATAATCCTATTTTAAAAAGCTATGGCAAAAGTGACGGGGCTGGAGCTCTTAAAGAAAACTGTACTCTTACAGAAGAAAATGCGGGCGCTTCTAATTACAAAATAACCACATGGGTGCGCTCCACTGTCGACCCTAAAGACTCTGTATGGGATGGGGAATTCAAAAAAAATGAGAATGGAGAGTACGTAGAACAATGGACTGATAATCCAGCTTGGTGTTTTTATGACTTGCTAACTAACCCGCGTTATGGCCTCGGTGAATATATAAATTCTTCAAATATTGATAAGTGGGCTTTATATGAAATAGCTCAATATTGCGACGAGTTAGTTGATGACACTTATGGTGGATTTGAACCTAGGTTCACTATTAACTATATTATTACATCCCGGGAAGAAGCTTTTAAAGTCGTCAATGATTTAGCTTCAGTATTTAGGGGTTTAGCTTATTATGCTAATGGTAGTATTTTTTCCGCTCAAGATAAATATAAATTACCAGTTTATCAATTCAACAACTCTAATGTCGTTGATGGCAATTTCACTTATTCTAGTTCGTCAAAAAAAGCCAGACATACTGTAGCTATAGTTCGTTATAACGATAAGAAAAATTCTTTTCAACCAGCTATTGAATACGTAGAAAATGAGGAAGCTGTTAGAAGATACGGTATAAGAGAAATACAAACAACAGCTTTAGGTTGCACAAGTAGAGGGCAAGCAAGGCGATTCGCCAAGTGGATATTAGCTAGTGAAGCTGAAGAGACAGAGACAGTTTCATTTACAGCTGGGTTAGAGGCCAGTTATTTGCGCCCGGGAGACGTCATACAGATTTACGATAATAACATTAGCCCTTTAAAATACAGCGGAAGAACTAATATAGTTCGCCCTTTAACTATCAACAAAAGTAGAGCTTTAGCTTATGACTTTGAGGGAAGCAATAACGTTAACAGTATAGTCTTAGATCAATCTTTAAATTTTTCAGCAGATAAAATATACGAGCTTTCACTTTTAACTCCCACTTATGATTACGCATCTAGCAGTTCTAACTCAAGTCAAGAACAAGACGGCGTGAGAAGAAGCCATATACAAAAACTTTACTTTAATGGTTCTGATACCAACTCACTTTCCGGTACCGATGGAGCGTACAGATCTGACACCATCATCACCGGAGCCCCTGTCTGTACTCAAATCTTTTTTAATAGCGGGTTGGGCATTAAAACTGACGGAACTGTAGGAGTATTGGACAGCAATTATAGTAACCAAACCGGAAACCAACTTGATTTTAAAAATTATGTCATTACGGGCTATACTAATAATAATGTAAGTCCTTATGTAGCTGGGGAGGACTCTATTTCTGTCGCTTATTCTGGAGGTTGTTTTTCGGGAGAAAATTTAATATGGAGCGTTGAGCCGGCTGATAAAGATGATCCCGATTATATAGATGGAAATTATTTAAATTATAAAGTTGTCAACGCTAAAGAAGAAGCAAACGGATCTAATTCTATTGCTGCGCTTTTGTACTCGACGGGCAAATATGACAAAGTAGACAGCGTAAACACTTCACTGTCAGACGTAGACAGTGCTTCGGGGTTTTTCCCTGTCCGAGATATAGTAGGTTTTAATAATCTAGACATAGATGGCTGGACTGAAGCTTACCCTGAACAAGATTATGTGCCTTCTGCCGGTGGCGACCAAGGAGAATACACCAATAAAAATCTTCTAACCGTAACCGCGGATCATCCTTTTCAGTATGACGGAACGTCTTCTTCCGAAAATAGAAATGTTTTGAGCATGTTGATAGATTTTTCTACAGCAAGATTTAAATCTACTCTTTATCTAGGGGATGCATCGACTAAAACCGTAACTACTCCAGCACAGAGTATTAAAGACAATCAACTTTCTTTAAATTATTCTATAAGTATTATAACTTCAGGCGATCCCCTCATAACAAAAAACTGGAACACTGCGAATCCAATTTCTAATCCAGCGGATAGCGTTACTTACATCGTTGATGCTGAAGATTATTACAAAATTGCAGCTAATGAAGTAGCTGTAATATCGGATGATGATAAAAAATACTTTTCTGACGACTTATCCCGTATAAAATTAGAAGCTTTAATCAGTGAAAAAGTGGCTCATTACATTGTTATTTACCCTATAACTGATGCGGGAACTGTTGGGCACGGATTATTTAATAAGTTTGATGTCCCTGATTTAGAGGAAATTGATAATTATGTAGTTAATCCGGTCGGGACCAAGAAAATTACCTCTCTAAGAACGGAAGGTCTTATAGGAAATGCAAACCCAGCTAATAGCGGCATTATAAGTACAGATTCTGAAGAGCCAACTTTCATATGGAACGTAAGCGACCCTGAAGGAATATATAATGATGACCCCCAAATTACCCAAGATGAAGGGAAAATAACTTTAGGAAATCCTGATGCTTATGAGATGCATTATCTTAATGACCTTTTAAACTATAGAATTACTATAAGAGAGTATCAACAATCTGGTGCGGCTATAAATATACCTAGCGATACTATCTATTATGAATTCACGGGGTATAGCTCTCCTACCGCCTCTCCTAGTTTTGTTTTTGATTATTTGTATAATACTCCTGACATAATTAATGATCTCCAACCTACAACAGAATTAACTTACACGGGTAATAACGAGAACACTCGAGGCTACTCTAGGTACACAGACGCAGGCCCTAATAGTAATGAGACTTTTTACAAAGTCGATCCCAGCGGATTCGTTATAAGAGATTACCCTAAATTTCCTCTACGTAATTTTGATATAGTCGTCGAAGCGCAAGGAGCAGATGGAGTGACTAGTTGCAACAATCCTCTTTACGCTAATACTATTGGTAATATTGGTGTGGGTAACGGAGCTAAAGAAGTCTTTACTGAGGAAAAAGTAGATGTTAACTATGATATAATGTCTATTTCTATTGATTCTCCTAGCGGTTTATTTTTTGCCCAGCAACATGAGAAAGACAATCCTAAATTTCCTTTTAAAATTAATTATTTAAGTGATAGACGTGCTGCTCAAAATGATTATCCTTATAAAGCGCAGGCAAGTATTCAACCTAATGGCTATTTATATTTCTCTATTAACCAAGTAGAAAAAGCTAATGGAAATACGACTATAGATGAAGAAGCATTTGATAATTATTTCAATAACACTGTTGGGTTAGTTTATTATTATACTACGGGAGACAATAGGCAGGATTTCGAGGGCGACACTCAAGTAGCTTTAAATCAAGCTCCTGAGTTTAGGGTTGAAATTCAAAATAGAGTAGGTGAAGTTTTCACAGCTGACACTGAAGCGAATATAGATAACCTAAGGTCTTCTACTGTCTCTGCTCAAGGAACCGCTTTCGAAGGATTGGTACAAGACATAAAAGCTGATTATGACGGATTAGTTCACCGAGGCTATTATCTCTTTGGAAATGATGTAGACCTTGATGCCGTACAAATTCCATTCCCTAAAGTTGGACGAGACGAAGTCCAAAACATTAGGGTTGCAATGGCTTTCTTTGACAATCTATCTCTTAAGAGAGCTTTTGATGACGATGATGATACTCCTCTTTATGTACAGAGTTCGAGTATTGATCCTGACTCAAGTAAACCTTACCGTCTTCCTAAAATATTAACAGATACAGATCTTAATTTCTCTACTAGAGTAACTAATTTAAAAACTAAATATACCGCCGAAGGCTTAGAGAGGACGCAGCAGGAAGAAATTGACGGAGTTATTAAGGAGCCTTTCTTGGAACAGCCGGGGACAGCTATATTTTTATCTGAAAGCAGTATATTAAGTTCTCATGATGCGGCTTTGGCTTTTCGCGGCTGGGGAGAAATAGTTATTGGAGCTACTTTCGACCAAGCAGAGATTCTTTGTCGATATTATGGGGGGCCAAGTTATCGAGATTTCACTCCTCTTGAAATTCTTACAGAAGACATAAATCAAGGTGAAAACATAGGGATTATCAAAAGGGATTACGTAGTAAATGTAAATAAATCTTTCTCTAAAGGAGTTTTAGATTTATCAAATATCGTAGCTTCCTGCAAAACGGGCATGCTGACTGAAGATGGAATTAATTCCGAAAGATCTAGAGACTATCGGAGTGCTTACCAGAGACTGATTAAAATTGTAGTACCTTTTGATGGGGTTAGTTATGATATTGGCAAGTATAATGTATTATGCGACGTAATGGACCCAACTCAAACTAATATAGATGACGTGATTCATTCCCACGGTTGGCACACTGATAACACCTCATTTTTTGTAAATAAAGAGAGTGATCAGTTTACTATTGATATAAGTCAATGGGGAGCACCGCTAAACATTGAGAAGGTAGGGCCTTTCGCTTCAGCAAGTGACCTTGCAGCACTAGGTGGATTAAAAATCAATATTAGAGTTTTAGCTACAGACGAGTAAAATAAAAGTATGAAGCCTGAAGTTTTTGACGGGTCTATTCAAAAAGGCACTAATCATCTCTATGTAACTACAGAGAGAGTTGTGGTTTGTAAAAACGGAGCTTTTATAAAAATAGGAGCTAATGAAATATTTTACCGCCTAGAAAATGCCGAAACTATCAATTTAAGAAAAAAATTCACGTGCGACGATAAAGAATTAACTTTAAAAGGTGATTTTATTTATAAGATCGCTCCTAATGATACTTTAAAAGTTACTTTTGAAGAATATGAAGCAATAGAAATTTCTAACATTAAACCTAATGAATCTAAATATGAATTTGGACAAAAAATATATGCTCAAGGAGGCGTCACTTCCAGTAGTAGCAGCAATTTAACCGGCGAATATACTGAGTTCACAGTAATTAAGGTAGATGACTCTGGTAGAATCGAAGAACTCAAAATAACTTCTCCGGGGAAGTATATAAAACCTCCTTCTAACCCTGTTAAAATAATGGACAGTGAAGGGGAAGTGATAGAGGCGGATATTGAGTTCGAAGAAACTTCCCAACTCTCTATACTAGACCGTCATGTAGCGTTTGTTGAAGAGAGGGAAAATAAAACCATAATAGGTCTTTCTTACCCGTTGCCACCCACGGTAGAAAAGGGAGAATTTACCATCTCTAAACAAGTATTATTTTTAGATAAAGCTTATGTAGGGGAATCTATAGAAAACCACCGGTGTGAAATGACTTTTGATTTTTCCCCTGTTAATGGTATACCGCTTTTGCCACCTGCCTCTATTGATCCTCATGCTACATTCAATGAAGCTGTAAAGATTATTGAACAGAAACTACTTATGTTAGAAAAAAGGATTTCTAACGTAGAAAATCGGAACCATTAAAAGCTAGTTTTCCCTTGTTGCAATAAACCACCGGGACGTTGTTGTTTGACTATTTCTTCTACAACCATATTAGATAATAACTCGCTAAACTCAGCGTTATTCTGAGCTTCTTGTTGATCGCCTCTTTCTTCGCTAGGCCCTGAAGTATCTGACGAAGCGCTAGATTGAACATCAGCTTTACCGCTCTTATCTATATTAACGTTAATCTTAACGTTATTAGTCATATTGCCACCAGTGTTTAAAGTGGAGCCTCCTCCACTTCCGCCTCCTACCAATCCTCCAGAAGCATATCCCGGAACACTTCCTCGGTTTAATTCCGTCATGAACCCAACGCCATGAGTTCTAACAGCTTGAGGGCTCATGATGTATTCTCCGCCCATTACTTTAGCTAAACCACCATTGCCCCCCGTGTTTCCTCCCCCCGCGTAAGTAGGTATACGACCTCCATTAGCTGGGTAATATGAAGTTGCTCCAGTCATATTGGCTATATCATTATCTATTTTCATTTGATCAGCCGTCGCCCAATTAGGCATACCTGTAGACCCTACATAGTCAGCAGTCTGAGTTGCTCCGGGCACCGCCGCAGCACTATCAGCGCCAGCCCCTCCTCCAAATAATTTAGCTCCGCCGATTAGCATGGCGGCATTCATCCATGCCCCAATTAACCGTTGCTTCTTTTGTTTTTTAACGGCATTAATTTGGTCTTTCCTACTTTGAGTTTCTGTAATTAAATAGTCTTGATACCTAGCCATGGTTTGTTCTTTACCAAACATCCTCGAAGTTTGAGGGTCTCCTTCATTCAACCGTCCTAAAAGGGACAAACTATTACTAACCTCAAACCTTCCTTCGGTAGGCCTAGCTCTTTCGCTTACAAGTCTTCCTGTTTGTGGATCTCTTCTATAATAAACATAACCCTTAGCTAAGGAAACAGATCCTCTTCCTGCTCCTCCACTTATAGAGTCTACTTGACCGGAATCTGGATCAGCTCCTCCTAAATACCCTAGATTACTTCTTCCCATTCCGTAATCCCTAGAGGGGGCCGGATCAGGTTGACCGGGAGCAGTAGCAGCGCCAATTATCCCGGAAAGAGCTCCGGCTCCTGCTGCCACCGCACCCATCTTCCACATGCTAGGATTTTGGCCTCCATTAGCGTAACTTGGCGCTGAATTAATAGCATTTAAAGCAGGGAGTCCGATTTTGTTTACTGCAGATTTTTTAATAACAAATTCTCCCCCTTGCATTAAAGTAGGCACATCATCTTTATACCCAGAGCCTCCAGTAACCATGCCACCACCTGCCATCTTTGCAGGCATTGGAGTCCCAAAACTACTAAACAACATATTAGAAAACATATTGGCTGAGATACTTGAGATAGAATTGAGTATGCCTTGAGCCATGTTAGCTAAGGCCCCTTTAACTGTACTAGCTCCGCTTGAGATAGATTGGAATGCATCCGCGAAAGAAGACTTCATACTCTGAGCTACCTCTCTCTGCCCAACTTCAAAATCGTTAAGTGCCTGTCGCGGCCCATATAAGAATTGATCCCTAAAAACGTTATTAGCACCAGTGTTTCCCTCAGTTAAACCAAGATAATTCCTGCTCGCGGTACGTTGAGCAGTGTTGAAACCAGCAACTTGCGAACCCGTTATACGGCCGCTTTTGAAGTCGGCCTCGGTATAATCCAACCTTTCACTAGCCCGGGACAAAGCGAGACGTTGATTTTGGAGCTCCATCCCGCGCTTATATCTCCCAGCTAACTCTATAGTTTTTAATGTGACTTTATTTTGTGATTTAGCAGCTATTACAGCTTTATCTCTTAAATCTTTTTCTCGCGTAAGAGAGGAGTTGTACGCCTCCATTGAAGACTTAGATTGCTCGAGTACTTTAGGGCCAAATTCAAGCATCACTTGGTCAAACAAACCTACAGCACCTGTTCCTCCTTCTTTGCGCTGTTGAGCTTGTCGTATTTGTGTTTGTAAAAGATCTGGATCTATATTTCCAGTTGTTAAAGCTCCAAAAATCTCTCTAGCAAAATCAGCCTTAGAAGACACCTTAAATCCAGTGCCCCCCGTCGGGTCCAAAGTTTTTCCCATAACATTCACATTCCCCCCGCTGTAATACCCGCCTTCAAAAAGTTTATTGTTTTTAGCGAAAGTTTTAAACTGCTCAGTAAGGCCTTTATTAAAAGTAGTCCATGATGCACTCAATGTATTTAGGGCTTTATCATTTCCACTCTTGAAATTGGCTTTTGCTTCATCTATGGCTACCGTCTTCGTGGCTTCAGCCACAGTTCTTGAATCCCCCATTCCGACCCCGGCCCTAGCTATACTATACCTTGAATTTATAGCTCGAATTTTTTTGTCGTGAGATACTTGACGGGCAGTAGCCTTAGCAAGCTCTCCCATCTCATAAGAAGCTTGTCGTGCGCTATTGATTAAATCATCATAAGCTTTTATTCCATCATCAGCTCTACGGGAGGTATGGTGCACCGCTTTAGCTCCTATAGGTTTATCTAAAAGAGCTCTCTGCTCAGGTGAAAACTTAGCACCCGGATCAGCGTCAACTGCTGGTAGGTCCTGCAGCCAATCAGTCCAAGGAGTTTCAATTTTAGACATCTCCATTCCAAATAAAGTTCTTAACACAATATTTCGGGCTTCCGGAGTATCTAAAGCCTCCCTTATTTTGGCTCTTATTTCAGTTGAAATTCCAGCTGCTTTTAGTCCTTCCGACATTACGCCACCGGGTTCAAAAGCTCCCTGTGCTACCTTACTATTCCAACCGCCCTCCTTCGTCTGGACCATTCGATCTTGCTCAGCCTTAAATCGTGCCTGAAGATTACCTAAACTGACTCTCGTCGCCTCATCTCCCATCATTAACTGCCCAACCTCTGCCCCTCCTATTCCCGGCATTCCCATTAACTGACGACTAAACTCAGGAGCATAATTTCTAGCGTTTATTTTCCTATGAAGTATATTTTTCTGCCAACCAACGTCAACAGGGTTGGTGCTCCCCGGAAGCCTCAGTAAACCGGGTATAATATTAAGTATAGTGTCCATATCCAGACCTCCTGCTCCCAGCATTTGCCCATAATTCCCCTTACCTGCGGCATTAGATAAAAAATCTAACGTGCCGAAATTCTGCCTCATATTAGTTCCCATTAATTGGGCTGCTGTGATCTCTTTTTGGGTAGCACTTTCGGCAAGAAGCGTGTTTCTAAATTTCTGAAGATCCTGAGCGCTAGTAGCACTTAAGTCTAAAGCGTCCATTTGAGCCTGCATTTGAGCTTTAATCTGAGGGTTGCTTATATTAGATATAGCGTTGACCATAGAAGAAACAATATCTTGTACAAGCTCAACTCTTTTAACCTGATTTGATTCTCCTCCTAATTTACCTATGCTATCCCCTACCTTATTTAGCGCTTGCTGAACTAAGTTAGAGTTTTCAGTTATTTTTTTCAACTCTTCGCTTAAACTCTTTACAGAATTTTCCGCTTCATCTGTATTATTCTTTAGGTAATCAATTCCTGACGCCACACCTCCTAAAACTGCACCAGCAGCAGCTCCATATGGTCCACCAAACATCATTCCCATGCCTGCATATCCAGCTACCCTTCCTGTGGATTCCAGTCCAAATCTCCCCGCACTACCCTCTTCCATCTGCGACGCTGCGCCACTCGCAGCCATCTGAACCACTAGGCCACTCATCGCCCATCTTAAACGCCCAGCCTCTTTCGCCATTCTTTTCATCTCAGCCCCTGCCGCATCCGCTCCTGAAGCTGCACCGCTGAAACCTTTCATGAATTCTGCGTTAGAGCTTAAGTTCATGGGCGTCGGGGGCCTATAAGGCGCTCCGGTAGGCCCTAGTATTGTAGGAGCAGGAGCAAATCCCGGCAGATCAATAAGTGAAAAATTAGGAATACCATGAGTTTTAGGATTTATACCCATGGATCTTGATCTTGATATACCTTGATTTAAGCCTCGAGGTTCATCTATAGTATTATAAACTCCTATTCCACCGGGGTTACCGGATGAACGCAACGCCGGACTACTACCAACTCTAATAGAGGAAGCTGGAACCCCCGCGGACATTTCCCTACCAATAGAAGTGGATAAAGAAGAAAAATTAGGGACATTTCCTGAAGAGCCTCGACGAGGATCGGCGAAACTCGGAAAGCCCTTATTAAATGCTGAGCCTGATCTCCCTACCCTCATCCCTCTACTATACATAGATGTAGCTAGAGGCCCAGCATACCCACTTAATGCCTGCCTTTGGGCTTGCTGCGCAGTTATAGTGTTTAATATTTGTCTTTCAACACCTAAAACATCTAAAGCTCCTGCTTTTACTTTTGAAAGAATACCCGGCTCTTTAGCCATAGTGTTTACCACTATTTCCTCCAAAGCTGCCCTTTGTTTTGTGGCGGCGTTTATACCTATGATGTCTTTAAGCGCTTGTGACCCAAACTTTGCCAAGCTAAAAGCCAACTTTCCAAAAACGGCAGTTACCATAATTAAGCCCGGACCAGCGATAAAGTCACCTAATCCCTTAATCATACCTCTTCCCCACGTTTTCCCGAACTCCTCAAAGCTTCCTCCTTTTTGGAATGCTCCTGTTATTCCGTTGACTAATCCTAATACCTTTCTTATAGCGGGTTCTACGGCTCCCCCCAGTCCCGCTCCAGCTTGAGTTAAACCTGCTAATGTATCGTTTATTAAGTGGTCAAGACTCTGGCTAAGCTCTTCGTTTCTTAAATAAGCTTCGTTAGTTGCTGAATTAGCAGTTCTTAAAGCTTGGGCATATTGAGAATTGGCTCCTGACAAATCAGATAGAGCAGCTTTAAGTATATTAACTTGGAAAACTCCAGCCACTTGTTCCGCAGTGGCAGATTGAGTAGCTTTTGACAGCCCCGTAAACTCTTTAGATAAATTTTGAAGTACCTGCATTCCACTTAATGCATTGCCGTTAAAATCCGTAACTGCCACGCCTAAGTTTCTTAAATTTTGTAAAACATCTTTTCTTTGTAGACGGGTAAATATAGTTTTAAAAGCGTTACCTATAACAGCTCCGCCTCGAGCTGTTTTTTGTTGAACTGCCGTAGTTATCGCCATCAGCTCGTTCATGTTTACTCCCGCGGAGATTGCGGAAGCTCCCACTCGACCAATTGCCTTAGCTAAATCTTCCGAGCTAACAGCGAAAGCAGCATCGACTTTAGCCATCCTGTTCACAATTTGAGCTGAAGTAGTGCCTTCTTTATTAAATGAGTTTACAGCAGCAGTTAAACTCTTAACCGCATCTGCAGCATTCATACCTGTTAGACGAACTAGAATCATGGCGTCATTAGTTCGTTGTAGAGTTTTTTCAGTAGTTAAGCCTTGACGTGCAAATTCCGTCATAGCTTCCCCTACTACATCAAAGCCTTGTCCGGTATTCCTAGCGACATCAAACATCCCTTTAGAGACTTTTTGAAGTTGTTTGGTAGTAAGCCCCATTACAACGTTGATGTCTAATAAGGTTTTTTCAACTTTGATGGTGGAAGTCACCATCGCTTTCATAGCCCGGTTTACTCCCATTATTAATCCAGCGGAGGCACCAAAAGCTATAACACGGGCGTTAGAAGCTTCTAATGATTTGTTGAACTCATCAGCTTTAACTGTAGCCTTAGAAAGCCCTGTACCAAGGGCTCTAGTTTTGTCTCCCCCTACGCCCCCTCCTACGCCGCCTAAGGTTTTACCCATTCTGGCGAGCTCAGCGTTGATTTTTTTTATCTTACGCTCAGCTTCTTGAGTGCGAAATAGTAATTCTACCTCTATTCTATCCTTAGCCATATTCCTAGTGTATTATTACACTATTTTTTAGCTATACTCCATGAAGTTTCATCATATCTTCCATAGTAAGTCTCCCTCCTTTTTCTGCAGCTTTTTGAGCTAAGTTTACCGTCTCCGCAGGATTATCTAACCCTAGACGCTCTAAATCTTGCTTCGTTGCACCTACAAGAGAAGTTGCAGACCCATCTACTCCTGCGTTTTTGGATTTTTCTAAAGTCTCTTTGGCATTTTTATTAGATTCAAACCATTCTACTATTTTTGCAGGGTCCTCTTTAATATTCTCAGGGACCGAGTTTTCTGAATTCTCTATTAGATTTTTGAAATATCGGCCATATCCAAATAACTCTATTTGATAAAAAGTAAGCTCCACTAAAGGCTTTCCATAAAAACTGTAAGCGTTGTTTTCGCTCAAGTAGAATAAATTAGTAAAAAAACCCGCTAATGAAATCTTTTTTAAATTTTCAGTTTCGAACTTATCAGTGCTATCATTATAGATTTTTATTAAATCCATCATTTTTTCTTCTTCTAGATCTTCGAACATATCATTTTTTAGAAGCTCGCCTCCGTCCTCTTTAAAAAGAGCTTTTTTCATATAATGTTCATTTATCCGCCTAGAAGAGTAATTTTCTGCGCAGAATCCAATTAATTCTTCTTTTTCTAACTCTATTCTTGAAAGCTTTAATTGATTCTCTTCAATCTGCTTGTTGATTGAGTCAATGTGAGATTGTAAAAATACTTTACTTTTAGAGTTTTTTAAGCCCGCTAGCATACTATTCAACTGAAGTACTTCTTTATTTTTTTCTTTAGTCCAAATATTTTCTTTTAAAAGATATTGAATACGCTCTTCCCGAGTAGGAAGGCCATTTGATACAGCTTTATCAAAAAACTGTTTACTTTTTAGGTCTAACTCGGCTGAGTCGAAGTTATTAAAATGCTTAACTCTAATCTTCCCATAATCTTCGCTATCAGCTAAGGTATACCCCCTCAAGACTTCCGAAAAGACTACTTTTAGGCTAGTATCTCCCACTATTTGCTTACAGCCTCTTCTGCTATAGAAGATTCTTCTTCGTCAATCTTTAAAGCTAAATCTATCATACCTTGAAATTCTTCTTGAGTATTAGGCCTTCCCACAAACCAAAAACTAACATAATAAGCAATCTTTCGAGCTACGATAATTTCAAAAGTATCATCAGACTCATCTATTTCATCATACGCTTCGAGTTTATCTTTAAAACCTCCATCTCCAAAAAACGGAGACTCTACCCCTTTATCGTCTCTATAACCTAAATGAAGCATCCACCACAAAATGACCTTATTACGAGCTCTGCTTTCGGCAGTCTCTTCATATAAGCCATCTTCCACTAATTGCAAATCTCTTAAGGCGCGTCTGGCGGGATGCATTTCCTTCTCGATTTCTTTAAGTCTTTTTTTCTGGGTAGCGTTTCTTTTCTTTTCGTTTATTTGTATAATCTTACTTTGCTCCACATGTAGCACTTTTAAGGATTCTAGAATCTTTTCGTACTCTTTATTTTCTTCATCGCTGCGCGTTCCTCCATCATTTTCAAATCTTTTTTCTAATAAAGCTCTAGTTAAAAGCCCCGCTTTAATTCCTTCAGCTAGTTTTACTCCATAATAAAGCTCCGCTTCATCAGTCATGGCGCGAGTGGGCCGACGTAAGAAAAATTTATACGGAATTTGTTTTTTTACATCTTTTGAAGTCGTTACTTCTGTACCGTCTTTTTTAGTTTCAATATCTTGTTCTTTGACGGTTTCTTCTTTATTTACAGTGAACTCGTATATACGCTTCATTTTGATTTATTATTGTTGTATTCGATGAATTTTTCAAAATATTCCTCTAATTCGCGAATGGTATCATTACCTAAATCGAGGATTCTTTTTCGTATTCTTTGGTGGGTTTCTTCGGGGATTTTCATCCCATCTGCTTGAAGGTCTTCTAAAATAAAGAAGAATTGTTTATATAAATTAGTAATTTTTCGCTTTGTTTGAAAAGCAAAAAAATTATTGATAATATCCCTATCTACTCCTTCTTCCTTTGACATACCTTTTACCTTATATCTTATACATAATTACACTAAAATACAAAAAAAAGCCCCTCTTTCGAGGGGCTAAATTAATAACTTTTTAAGTCAATATTAAGTTGCGTGGTAGCCGCTCATAAAGACCCCGTGTTCGTATTGATCGGGACCTCCTACTTGGCTAGCGAAATCTAAAGTAACAGTTTTATTAGAACCGATATCTGAAGAAAACGATTGGCTATTTAATTTGAGCCCTTTAAGTAGATAATTGACAACGGCGGCTTTAGTTACTCCGGGGCCACAAGCTGGGTCTTTAAGAGTAATTCGAGCATCAAACTTATCATCACAGTTAATGATGTCCGCTAAAGAACCTGTGGTTAAGTCAGATAAAACTGCATCTACGCTTAAGCTAACTGTAATTGGGAAATCAACCACTCTAGCAAAAGCGAACTTGTTACCAAGCTTCTGGATTGGCGAACGACTCAAATCAAAACTCATAGTATAGCTTTGAATATGTGCATCAGTTATACTACCTCCAGCGTAATCTGGGTGAGTCATGTTATCTGACTCTGTACTTCTATACAATAAAGTAGAGCTATTGCTTGCTGCAGTTTGTTTCGCCAAAGTTAACGTTATGTCCCCGGGCCGCAACGTTGAAATCTGATCTCCAGCTGCTGCAGAAGCGTCGTCAAGAGGAGCAGGAAGCGCAGCGGCAACCGAAAGCTTTGTACCGTCAGTCGTACTCACAGCTGGATTTTCCCCCGAAATATCTACTACAGCACCACCTGCTACACTGAGACCCATGCCAACAAAGGTTCCACCTGTGATTCCAGTGGGCGAGAAAGGCAAGTTAACAAAGTTCATGTTTTGTCCTTCTACCCCGACTGATACAGTAGGTAAGCCACCCACAGCACCCTCAGTTGAATAAGAATTAAGAAAAGCGTTTCCTATACCTATAATACTTGCCCCATAAGAAAAGTCGCCTGTTGTGGTATTTTCATTGGCGTCCTTACCTTCTTTAGTCGTAAGCATATAATAATCTTTTTGATAAGCATTGTTTGTGCTGTCGATTATATTACCAATACATGAAGAAAAGGTGGTTGCTCCGCTTGCCGTTACATTAAAACCTAAACGATGTTCATTACTTAAGTTAGCTAAATAGTAACTTGTATCGAATGATACAGTTGGAGATTCAGTTATAATTTGATCAATTGCGGCTAGGTTACCGAACTGATTCACGTCTTGACGAGCTACTGAGAAAGAGTAGTTTGCGCTTTGCACCCTACTCAACTGTTTAATAGCTCCTGTTGCGGTTTGAACTGCGTCAAAAGCTACGTCTTGAGAACAGTACACCGCTTCACTTTGATAAATTACTCTTGTTCTTGCCATTTTTTTATCCTTTATTAAATTTTATTTTTAACTTACTTGATGATGATCTAAGCTACCAGTCATATGATATCCACTCATAAATAACCCTTTAGATTTTTGTTCCGGGCCTCCTATTTGAGTACTGAAGTCTAAGCTCACCGTTTGATTATCTCCTATTGACTGACTAAAAGATTGAGTGTTTAACTTTAATCCTTTAATTACATAATTACATACCTCAGGTTTAGGACTTACTGTGCAAGTAGGGTCTTTTAATGTAATTCTTGCATCAAAAGCATCGTCACAATTGATTATGTCAGCTAAAGATCCTGTAGTTAAATCAGAAACAATTGCTTCTAAACTCAGACTTATGTTAATAGGGAAATCTGTAGGCCGTGCGTATGCATATTTAACGCCTAATTTTTGTATAGGTGTTCTTGAAAGATCGAAACTAATGTTATAACTTTGTATATGGGCATTCTCTATATTTACTCCAGCATAATCAGGATCCTGCATTCCTCTTTGAGAGGCGGTGAAACCGTCAGTTCCAATAACTCCAGTTGCTGCATTAAATACGGCGTTACCAGTTTGCTTAGCAAGGGTAAGGGTAATATCTCCCGGACGCAGAGTGCTAATCTCTCCCATAGTGCCTGTTGGGTTACCTGAAGGCACGGGAAGGCACACAGAACTTCCATATTTAGTTCCGTCTACCGGATTAACAGCAGGATTTTCTCCAGATATGCCTACTAATGTATTCCCGGCGGCTTGGCCTTGGGCGGATACTCTAAAACCGTTACAAAACCTGATATCTCCTGTTGCTGGATCACCTGAGAGAGAAAGGTCAGGAAGAGAAACAAAATTCATGTTCTGCCCTTCTACAGAGAAAGATACTGTAGGCATTCCACCCACTGAGCCTTCTGTTGAGTAGGACGATAAAAATCCATTCCCTATGCCAATAACACTTTCGTAATCTCCCGATTTTGCACAGGGAACTCCTGTTGGCCCACTATAATTTGCATCTTTGCCTTCTTTAGCTGTCAAAATGTAGTAACTTTTTTGATAAGCATTACTTGTGCTATCTATAATATTAGTTATGCATGATTTGGTAGCCGTGCTATCAGCTCGAGGCTGGTTAGATGCGTAAGTTGTTCCCTCTCCGCTTTGAGTTACAAAAAATCCTAAACGATGTTCATTGGTAAAGTTCGATAAATAATAAGAAGCGTCTAAGGAAACTGTTGGAGCTTCTACAATACATTGATCAATCGCAGCCAATTCCCCAAATTGGTTTACGTCTTGCCTTGCAACATTAAAAGAATAACTTATGCTTTGAACTCGGTTAAGGTCCATAACATTGAAGTTCCCCCCTCCGTCTCCTCCTCCCGGAGATATAAGAGTACCTGTTTGGTTGCCGCTATAAGGAACATCCATACTACAGTAGAGAGCTTCGTTTTGGTAAATTACGCGTGTTCTAGCCATTTTTCTTTAATCTGCTAAGAGTTTTGTTATCTTAAATTACAGTTAATACCGCTAAAAGAGAAATAAATTCGTTATTCTCAAGGGTTTCTAACCTTACTAATCTCAAAATCGATTAAGGTAGAGTATACATTAGGATTAAATTTTCTCACTTCGTTTTCTAACACCCGGTCAAACCGTGAGATATTTATGTCTTCAAGGAAGAATTTGCTAGATTCTGTCTTACTATTTGTTACCCCAGTATAATTGTATTGAACATCATTTCTATAATAACCAAACTGATTGAAAGGCATTTCCGAACCTTCAAATAAAGAAACGTAATTATGCCTCTCGTCTCTAAACAAAGAACCAATAGCGTCTATTTCAAATTGACTATCCGCAATGACTATGGCCCTAACGTTAATAATGGTATTATCCTGACCCCCAAATGCAAAAGCCTCATTATTGCTCCCGTCATTTTTAATATACACTACTGGATAAGTACGAGTGTCTGGTTCTAAACCAGTAGGGATAACTGTAGATACTTTATTTCTATTAGTATATTGAGTTTGGAAGAGTATTTCATCCTCTGTTCTGCTCGTTAAAAAAGTGTTGAAATCTTTAATCGCAAAACTTCCTGTGACGTTCCCGCCTTGGTCACCAGACCAATAAGAGCGGCCATTATTATAATCAATAGCATATAATCCAGTTCCTGCGCCCTCACCCACATCGACTAAATTACTTCCCACATATAAACCTGTGGGAATAGTAGCTCCTGTAATTGAAGCGTCAGAAACAATTTGAGAATAGCTACTAGAATAAGTTTTATATCCTGCGTATTCGGCTGAGACGCTATAAAATTGGCCGGTGGTATTTTGGTAAGCTTCACCTTTATTTAGTAAAGTATGGTCGAACCATAGTAAAAAACTTGATAAAACTTGATTGTCAAATTGCGGCTTCATTTGAGTTCTTTTCTTAATTGAGATAACATATCAGTTATATATGGTGTGGGTCTAAATTTAATAAATCCAATTTTTCTCTCCGATTGTATAGCTATACCTGATCGGCTGTTTTTGCTTGGCCTAAAGAGGGTGTTTGCATAATTAGTTATTCCCTTTTCTACTCCCTTAACCCAACTTTTGGTACTCCATTGAAGAGGTGTAACTTTATATACTTGACTATCTGAAGGCACAGAAATATCAAATGAATAAATAAAAGAAGTATCAGTCAATTTTTTCACCCTCCCTTTAGGATTAGTAATTTTAATACTGCTTTTAATTTGAGTTCTTAATATTTGGATAGGGTTCTGACCCTCATTAAATCCCAAAAAACCAAAAAGATTTCCCCGGCCACCCAGAAGAGAACTAGTTCCACTTGTTCCTTGCTCTAATTCTTTAGTTACGGGATGCTGATCAAATTCCTCTACTAATTCTTTTTTGAGCCTTTCGCTTTTTTTAATCGCGGCTCCATAAGCTAAATTTTGCAAAGACTTTGAGTTAGTTAGCCTTTTTTTTAAAAGTTGCTTTATGTTAAGTTTTTTGATTCGAGCCATTACGTAGTTGCCTCCAAATAATAAACATAATAAGTTTGTCCAATAAAGAATCGCGCGCCATCAGAACTTACAACATTAAAAAGACTCCCATTTATGTCTATAGATTCCGTCTTTCCTTTATCGATATAGTTTTTACAATCTAATTCAACTTTGATTCTAACGTCACCTTTTTCTATCATGACTTTTAGTTCGTCTTGATACTCTAAAGGTTGATTTTCTTTATAGTTTATAATAGCGCTAAAGGTCTCACTTACAGGAGTATATGTCACCTGCTCTTTGGGAGCGCTATATCCAGCGTAAATGTTTTGATCGGCTGTTAAAGTAACAGTTCTTTGCGGCTCTTTATTGACAGTTATAGTTGCTTTAAAGGTATCAAAGTGATCGGCTAAAGCTGTTTTAAAAACAGTTGCTTCGGATGCTGGTATTAAAGAAGCCATTAGAACATTCCGTTATTTACAACCCTGTTATAAGGATAAGTAGCATTTCCTACTGCGTACTCTCCTCTCACGGTATCATCTCCTGCTACTTGAACCGGAGTAGATTTTCTTAATTTGTAAGCGTTAATTAAATCAGTAAGTTCAGCGTATTCTTCTTTTTTCAATGCTAAATAAGTCTTACTTAATTCATTTTTATTAATTTTACGAACTCTAGATCCATCAGAAGCAACCTCTACTACTGGATCAGTGGATGCTGCACCTACAGTGCTTCTTATTTGCTTATCGTAATAATGAACGATATACATTTTTTTAAGAATAGAAGCTTCTTCTGGCTGAATAGAAACTATAGCAGGAGCCGAAGCCACTCCATCATTACCACTAATAGAGAGGCCTAACGCCCCCGTCGCTTCATTAAAAGCTTGAGGCTCATAGACAGGGTCAATAAAGCTCCCCGAAAATTCATAAGCATCTGAGCCGTATTCAGTTATTTTAAATGTAGTATTAATTCTATTGTTTAATTCGCCGACATTACTCCTAATCCAAAAAGAAATGGCGGGAATTGATATACTAGAGGGTTCTCCGAGTTCCCTGTAAAGTTCATCTGCTATATCGACAATTTTCATCTTTTCTAAAATTACACTTCTTTTTCAACTTCGAGCCTATCTATATCGGCTCTTTCCCCATAAATTGTGTAGAAACAGTCAATTGTTTCGCCGTCAGCAGCGCCGATTACTATCTCAGTTAATGACTGACTAACTACATATAAATGCTGGAATGAGCCTTTTGGCGTGAGTTGTACCGTGATTGTTTCTTCTCTTACAAGCCCCGTCCAATAATCCGGCAAACTAATAGTAGTAGACTGAGCTCTTCCTCGGTGATAAACTCCAAATTCTGGGCCTTCTAAACAGCCATATTCTAGTTTTTTATTTTCTTTAGTTGGGTGGTTAATTAAGAAAGATTTACTACTTGCGGAGAAAGATCCACTAACCAACGCATTACCACCAACTTGAAGGCCATAACTAGAACTAGGGGTAGTTCCGTTAATTCCAACATTTCCTGCTATAGTAACGTCATTAGTAAATCTACCAGTTCCCGAAACATCCAACTTGTAAGAGGGGGTAGAATCCCCTATACCAACTGATCCGCTTAGATACGTGTTTCCATTAACATTAAATTTTTGGGCAAAACTACTCGGTGTAAACCCAACTCCAACATCACCATCTCCAGCTACTATAAAAGAGTTAGAATCTCCTCCAGTGTTGACTTTAAACGCTTGAGCTGAACTTCCCGAAGATGCTATTTGAACATTAAGTCCATTATCTTCTGACTGAGTGCCGCTGTTGTAAAAATATGCCAGAAATGCGCTGTTGCCTAAATCGCCAGTTACATGAAGGAGTGAGGTAGGAGCAGCTACACCAATTCCAACGCTACCCGCTTTCCACACCATAGATTGAACACCGCCATCATATAAAGCTGTATAAGCGTTTCCGCCCCTTCCCATGAAATTACTGCCAGAGTAATTATCGAAATAATACCACCTAAGAGTAGTGTCCGTTCTAAATCCATAAGTATCGGCCAAAACTCTTCCATCTACGTCTAAAGATCTCGCTGGAGCAGATGTTCCTATCCCTAAGTTCCCGTTATCATCAAGAGTCATTCGACTATTAGCGCCGCCAGTTCTAAAATCCAAGTGGTCCGAAGTATCGAGTTTAATTCCCGCTGTTGCAGAACCATCTGCGTGTAGCCAATATAATCCTGTATTATTCGGAAACCTTGCTTCTTTTTTGAAGTCCCAAGTACCCGTACTGCAACGAACAACCTCAGTATCTTGAACCCTAAGCTCTAAGTTCCCTCCTACTGTATCAATAATGGCTGAGGTATTACCGTTAGAGTATGTTAGCTTAACCTTATAGGTGGATGATTGTGAAAATATTGCTGCACCATTTCCATCTATTTCAAATTTCTTACTACCCCCACCAAAACTTTAACCTGTCCAAAATTCTATACCCCCTTGACCATGGACTTTTAATCCAGCTGTACTGTACTTGACAGCTAAACCAGCACGGTTCCCGCCGGTGTCCGCGCAAATTAAATAAGGTTGCCACGTATTTGCTGTTGTTGAAGCGTTTCTAATGTAAACAGTACCAGTGCTGTCTGAAGAATTCTTAAAGCATGAATGACCAGTACTTGCCGAGTAAACTGCTAATACCTCCCCGCTAGAAGCTAAGGCAGCGTTAGTTCCTATCCCGACAAGGCCAGTATTTGTTATTCGCACGCGCTCGGTAAATCCAGACCCAGTTGAAAACACCAACCCGTCTGCGCCATCGTTTACATTGAGTGCGGCACGGACTTGTGTGGAATCTTTAAATTGTAAATAAGATCCAGTACTTTTCTGGAGCAGAACATTTCCACTAGAATCAATACTTAAATGATCGCCGACTCCATTTTTATGAATTGCAAATGTTCCGTTAGATTGAAGTCTTGTATACCAAATATGTGATCCACTTACATATTGCAATTGGTAATCCGTCCCTTTCAGTTGTACGCGTTGATTAGAATCAATGACAAGCGAGCTTGATCCATCATTGATAAAATAAGTAGTTCCAGCCCCAAAATAAATTGACTCATCACTAGCTAAAGAGCTTCCGTTGTATATACCAGAATAGGTTGAATCACTGTATGTTTTTAATTTTGTTGCAGCAGAGCCTATAATAGCATCGCCGCTAACAGTTATTCCAGCTGAAGTTGTCTCAAGCTTTTTAGTGCCATTGAAATATAGCTCAACTGCATCAGCATGTTTCATAACGGCCGAGAACTTTGATCCACCAGAATTTGTAAAATTTAAATTGCCACCATTTGATCCCTGTTGGACGTATGAATTTGAACCGTCATGCCAAATCATTAAATCGGTGCCATTACCAAAAGTGGTTTTAACACCGTCTCTTTGTCTCACTAAATCGTCTGACTCATCCCATTCCCAGTATCTACTAGTTGTAGCACCGTAAAGTCTAACATCATGGCCAGTATCGTCAACTCCAACCGTTATGCTACCACCCCTGAAATAAGAGCTCCCTGCCGCATCCAAATATATTTTGTCGGTTCCGCTATTATTTTTCAACAGCAGAGTACCAGCAGAACTTCCATTAGCGCTTTGTCCAAGTTGAGCAATCTCAACAGAATTACCAGAATGGACAACAACAATTTGATCGGTAGTTGATCCTGCTGATTTTACAGCGAGCCGTGCAGTGAAAACTGCAACACCTATACCTACTCCCGCAGGTATTATATTAATCGTTGAATCGTCTCGTATAGTCGGAGCACTGTTACTATTGTTTAATCCAATTCGAAATAATGAATTTCCATACTGAATTAAAGCGGAGTGATAAGCTGATTCATCGTCATAGAGCATTATCTTCGAACCGTTTGGCCCGTTCCCTACAAATAAATCAAAATCATCACCATCGTAACTTCCTAAATCGTTTGACCCCCTACCTAGACGCGTTGCACCTTGAACATTAAGTTTAACGAAAGTGGAAGCAGCGTTAGTTCCTATGCCAACTGAACCACTTGAATTTATGTTTAAGTTGCTTGCTGATAAGGCGTCTTGCCTACCAAAAGAAGCGTAAGAATCTTCGGCGATAACATAAGCACTTGTATCGTTATCAGTTACTACTAATTTAGCCCTATTCGCAGTTCCCTTAAC